TCCTGTGGTTCAACTCTTTCCCCACCAACAAGCCAAAGATGAAACTCTTTATTGGGCTACCATTGAAGCTAGACTACAATGCACTTCATCTGAAGAAAACCTTAAAGAATTTCATCTCAAACATGACATTGGTGACATTCTTTTCCTCAATTACAAACAAGCCATGAACCTTCCTCAAGACCCCATACCATTTAACCCAGACCTATGGACCCTTTGCAGGCAGGAAATTGAGAACACATACCTCAGGAAAAGTGCTGCTGCCCTCGTTAATGCCGCCACTCGCCAATCACCTGATTTTGACTCACATGCAATAGCACTCTTCCTCAAATCACAATGGGTCAAGAAAACTGAAAAAATTGGTTGCCTAAAAATCAAAGCTGGCCAAACTATTGCTGCTTTCATGCAACAAACTGTCATGATCTATGGCACGATGGCCCGATACATGAGAAAATTTAGAAACCAATACTGCCCCAGGAAAATCTTTGTAAACTGTGAAACCACACCAGCGGACTTCAACTCTTTCATCCTCGACGAGTGGAATTTTAATAGAACTTGCTTTTCGAATGACTTCACTGCATTTGATCAAAGTCAAGACGGCTCCATCCTCCAATTTGAAGTCATCAAAGCCAAGTTTCACAACATACCCGAGGATGTCATTGAAGGCTATATCCAAATCAAAACAAATGCCAAGATCTTCCTGGGCACCCTTAGTATCATGAGACTCTCTGGTGAAGGTCCCACTTTTGATGCTAACACTGAAGCAAACATCGCCTACACACACACCAAGTTTAACATACCTTGCGATGCCGCACAGGTTTACGCTGGTGATGACATGTCCATTGACTACGTGGCTTCAGTCAAGCCCAGTTTCAACATGATTGAACATCTGATGAAACTCAAAGGTAAACCAGTTTTTAACACACAAACTCAGGGAGACTTTGCTGAATTTTGCGGGTGGACAATCTCACCAAAAGGCATTATCAAGAAACCAGAAAAAATGAACATGAGCATTGAACTCCAAAAGAATATTAACAAATTCCATGAAGTCAAAAGAAGTTATGCTCTAGACCATGCCTTTGCATACCAACTTGGTGATGAATTACATGAGCTATACAATGAGAATGAAGCAGAACACCACCAACTTGCTACAAGGTCGCTCATTCTCGCTGGTCAAGCTACTGCCCTAGACATTCTTGATTACGGGTTAAGAGACCTAAAGTAGCGATGGATCACATTCACCACCTCCTCAGCTCCCACGGTTTCACTCGCACCAGACTCGCCAAATCCAAACCTATCGTCGTCCATGCTATTGCAGGCTCCGGTAAATCTACTGTAATCAGGAAAATTCTCTCAGACCTACCCAACGCTAGAGCCTACACCTTAGGTAAACCAGACCACTATTCTCTCTCCAACCCCACAATTAAAGCCTTCGCTCAATTCAAAAGAGGTACACTCGACATTTTGGATGAGTACGGCCAACTCCCGTTTACTGATTTAGATTCATCTTTCGAGTTCATCTTCACTGACCCTTACCAAGCACCAACTGACAATCTATTTGAACCTCACTACACACTAGAAACTACCTACAGATTTGGCCCTAACACTTGTAACCTTCTCAACCAAGCCTTCCATTCCAACATCACAAGCCTTGTCACCCAGGACAACATTTCATTTGGTTCACCCTACTTGGTTGATCCAGTAGGTACCATCCTCGCTTTTCAACCTGACACCTACCTAATCCTTTGCTTACATCAAGCCCCTTTCTTCAAAGTTTCAGAAGTGATTGGTTATCAGTGGCCTACTGTAACGTTGTACCTAGCTTGCAAGATTTCTGAGATTCCTGAAGAAGAACGTCACCTCCTCTTCATTGGCCTGACTAGACACACTGAATCCCTCCTTATTCTAGGTCCTGATGCCTTTGATTCCTCCTCCTAATCCCCAGAAAACCTACCAAATTGCCGTACTTGCTTTAGGATTAGTGCTACTCTCCTTTGTTCTCATTTCCGATCATTCTCCCAAAGTAGGTGATCATTTGCACAATCTTCCTTTTGGAGGTGAATACAAAGACGGTACTAAAACTATCAAGTATTTCCAAAGACCCAACCAACATTCCCTTTCGAAAACTCTTGCTAAATCCCACAACACCACCATTTTCCTGATCATCTTAGGTTTAATTGGCACCTTGCATGGACTTCACTACTTTAGTAATAATAGGCGTGTATCTTCTAGTCTTCATTGTGTACTTTGCCAAAATAAACACTAGCGTGTGTACTATTAGTATCAGGAGCTTCTGTTGAAATCTCAGGTTGCGACAACCCAGCTCTCTTCGAAATCCTCCCAAATCTCAGACCCTTTGACCACGGGTTAAGTTTACCATCTAATTGAAATCCAATGGCAACCACCACAGCAACCACTCCTCCATCCTTGACAGACATCCGAGCTCTAAAATACACTTCCTCCACCGTCTCTGTCGCCTCACCTGCTGAAATTGAAGCCATCACTAAAACCTGGGCTGAAACTTTCAAAATTCCAAATGACGTCTTGCCTCTCGCTTGTTGGGATCTGGCTCGTGCTTTCGCTGATGTTGGCGCTTCTTCTAAGTCTGAACTTACTGGTGACTCTGCTGCTCTTGCGGGTGTTTCACGAAAACAACTTGCCCAAGCTATCAAAATCCATTGCACCATTCGCCAATTCTGCATGTACTTCGCCAATGTTGTGTGGAACATTATGTTAGACACC